TGAAATTATTGATAATTATGATTATCTTGATGAAATATTAAATGGAAATGATAAAGTAAATGGAAAAGTAAATGGAGAAATAAATGGAAAAGTAAATGGAAAAGTAAATGATAAAGTAAATGGAAAAGTAAATGGAAAAGTAAATGGAAAAGTAAATGGAGAAATAAATGGAGAAATAAATAAAGTAAATGGAGAAATAAATGGAAAAGTAAATGGAGAAATAAATAAAGTAAAACCATATTTTATTGATAAACAATTTCATGAAGATTATAGGGATACTGTAACAGCTTTTGATCATTTACTTGAATATGGTAAACCAAAATTTAATAAAGCATGTTTACCTGTTTCATATACAACAGTAAATAAAATTGAAGTAAAAGGATTATTGAAAGCTTTTTTAAAAATGTTAAATAATGAAATTGTTAAAAACGTACATAATTATGTAACAGTTGATGATGGATTTCAAAATTCAATGCCAAATCCAACTGTTAAATCAGGTTGGGAAAGACAATTAGAAAATCTTGGATTACCTGGTGATTTATTTAAAAACAAATTAAAATCAAAAATTAAAATTATTAAGGTTGATAAAGTAGAAAAAGTAGAATCTGATTCTCAAGTTAAATATACAGTTTTCATGATCATACAAAAATTAAATGTTTCAGATCAGATGGTTGTAAAAATATCATTTGTTTTAGATAGAAGTGATCTTAATGTTGACAGAGATTTTTTTAAAAATAATGAAAAATCAATTGATTTAAATGTTACATTAGATGATGTATTTGTTATAGGTTATATGTCTAATTTTTCATTTGGTGTTAATAATGATAGAACAGACTTCTATACTTTTGAAAGAACAGAAAATACAAATATTCTTGATCAAAAAGAAATTTTTAAACAACTAAAGAAAAAATATAACGATAGAGCAATAGAATCAAATGGATTAACAGTTGATATTGCACCAAAACAAATTAATGAATTAGCAGAATTAAGACTTAAACAACATAATGGTCTTGGTTATTATGATGGTGTAACAGGTTATTATTAAATTAATATATATTTGTAATATTTTTTTATTTTCAATTAATATATACAATGTCTGTATTCCCACAAAATATGCAAAATATATCACCACAAAATATATTACCACAGAATATGCAAAATATACAAGATCCTTTATTACAAGCAAATAGAAAAAAATATATAATAATTATTGTTATATTTGCAGTACTTCTTATAATAAGTGGTATTATTATTTATTTTGTATTTTTTTCAGAAGATACATCAACACCAACAACAACTAAAGTAAATTCTGAAACAACACCACCTCCACCACCTCCACCACCTCCACCACCTCCACCACCTCCACCACCTCCACCAATAGAAATAACATCTATTCCTCCACTCTTTACAGAACCAACTCCTCCGACACAATTATCTCAAGCATTATTGTCAAATGCCCTATTTTCTACTGGTGTTGCACAAGTAGAAAATTATCAAAATACAATATATGAATATTTTGATAATGTAGGTAGAGTTGGTTCTGAAGAATCACCAAGAGAAGAAGAATTAGGTGTAGATAGAAATATTGAATTTGATTCAATAAATACAATAAAACAAAATTATGATGTATTTATTAAAACATATTTTCCATTATTAAATTATGATAGAATGAATACAGAAATACTAGATAGAACTGGTAAATCAATGAGAGATATTATTCGCTATCCAAATTCTATTCCTGCGGAAATGAATCTAGTACAACTAGTTAGAAGATCAACAAATAATTATAAAGAATATATGGCATTAGTTTATGGAATGAATGATCAAACTAATTTTAAATTATTATGTTTATATTTAATTTTATTAAGTAAATTAATACAAACATCACGGATATGTTATTATTATTTGCCAGGAGATATAAATAATGCTACTGATTTTATAACATACGCTGGCAGATGTGAATTAAAATCTAATATAAAAGAAATGCATAATAATCGAAGAAATGAACGTCCAGTTCTTCCAGCTACAAATATTAATTCAAATCAAATAGCAAAATATAGCTGGAAAATATCATTTTTAAATGAATTAAAAAATTTAGCAAATTTAAATTATAGTTCAATTAATGATTATTCTCGATCATTACAACCATTCAAAGATCAAATATTACGTGAATTTGAAGATGCTATTGTTAATTTAATTATTAATAGTTATAATTGAAATTAATAATTATAAATTAATTATATAATGAATTGTTTATTTAACTCTATTATTATTTATATAATTGTAATAATAATAATAATATATAATAAACCAAATTTTATTTATGATAAAAAAAGAAAAAAGTTTAAAGAATTTGGTTTAACAAATAATAGATCAATAATATCTTTACCAATTTTATCAATAATACTATCGGTTGTTATATATATTATATTTTTTTATATTGAACAAAATGCCAAAATAATTTCATCTTATAATTCTATTGTTTATAAACATTCTTTAACAATCTAGCTGATGGATCTTTTTGTCCACCCCATTTTGGAAGCCAAAATGATGGTAAAACTGTTGCAAATTTATTAGAATAAAATTCATTAAATTTTAATCTATAATGTAAAGATTCTTTTGTATAAGGTGTTAAATAACAAAATTTTTCTTTTGCTAATTCTAAATCTTCTTCTGTATATAACCCATTTATTTCTTCTTGTATAATTTCATACCACGATTTCTTAAGAGATGATATACCGTCAGAGAATGCTTCTTTTGGTCGCCAAACAACTCTAGATGGTAGAAAATTTTCAAATGCTTTTCTTAATAAATATTTCTCAACTCCATCTTTTGCTACCCGAAGTTTAGGATCAATTGACATATATAGTTTGATAAAACGATGATCACCAAATGGAGTTCTAGCTTCTAATCCCATTCCAGCTACACAACGATCAACACGTTGAGCATCAAAATAAATGATATCTTCTGTTAATTCATGTATACGTTCTCGGAAATGATGAATTGATGGTGCTAATTTAGTTTCATTATAACCGCCACAAACTTCATCTGAATAATCTCCAACAATAACAACCTTACAATTTGTTTTTGATGCAATTTCTTCAGCTGATATTAATTGTGGGGTAGATGCTCTGTTTGTGGTGATATCATATGATTCGATCTTTGCAGTTACTCTATGTTTACAACAATCAAGAAATTCATCTTCTGATTTTTTTATCATTGTATGATCTGTATCTAAATGTTTGGCAACTAATTCGGCATATAATTGATCTGTACCATTTTCCATTCCAATACACATTGTTTTTATTTTTTTATTATGTTTTTTTGCAAATTCCGCACCTAATGCACAACATATACTAGAATCTAATCCACCACTTAACATAAAAATAATATCCCTATCTGATGCAAATCTATCCTCTACACATTTTGTTAAAACTTTTTGAATCTTATGAACAGCCTCTGTTTCATCATAAATAGTTATGGGAATATCACGTAAATCATAAATCTTATGTAATTTTTCTTGAATATGATCATCATCAAATGGGATTGTATAAGTATGAATAGAATATGCTTTTACTTGTTGAACCATCTGATGATGATTTGTTACAGGAATACCACATAATTGTGATGATAAACATAAACCATTAATTTTTGTTTGTGCAGAATGATGTGAATAATTATGAGAATAATAAAGTGGTCTAACACCACCAACATCACGAGCACAATGAATTAGAACATTATTATCCTTTACATGAAGAATTACCATTGCAAATTCACCTGATACTTCATAATGATCTGATAATTCTTCATATAATCCTTCTAGACCTAATTTATTATAAAGATGAATTAAAACTTCACAATCTGAATTTGATATTATTTTATTTTGTAATTGATATTTTTCAATCAAATGTTTATAACCATAAATTTCACCATTACACATCAAATAAATCTCTTCTTTGTTATTTTTAATATGAAATGGTTGATCGCCAATCTCAGATAAATCCATAATTGCTAATCGATGAAATACAAGAAAAAAATCAAAATTTCTCACGGTAATTTTTTTAACAATCGACCGATCTGGACCTCTAGCTTTCAAATTATCACTATGTGCACAGGATAGAATATATTCTTTATCATATGTACCAGTAGGAGCACAATAAAACCATATACCACACATTTTAATTTATATATGATATCAAATTAAGTATTATTTAAATAGAATTTAAATCAACTTTTTTATAAAAAAATGAAATTCTAATAATCTGTAAACTCTAAAAATAAATAAAAAATATCAATATAAAAAATGCTTTTTGATACAAAATCAAATATTTATGATGTGAATGGTTATCTTGCAGATGGTATTCTGGTTAAGAATCATTACAATTTTAATGATCATATTCCAGCTATTGTGGTCCAATATAAGAGGAATCAGAAGAATGGATTCTACAAGACATTTGACGAGGCTGGTAGACTAATTTCAGACCGTACATTCTGCAATGGATTTCTTCACGGAATTTCCAAATTCTACGACGAGAACGAAAATCTTATTCGTGAAGATGAATATGATGATGGTCGAAAGATAAAGTCAATTACATATACTCTGGCTGAACCACAAGAAGTACCACGCCCAAAGTATGTACGCCGACGTTATTCTCTGTCAGAACTTGAGGGTTAATTTTTTTATTAATGAATTTTCATAATATATGCAAGTGCCATGTATGGAGGTATATTATTATGCGGTTTACCTCCACCAACTGCATTTGTAGGTCCGGATCTACAGCCTTCACCATCAAAATCCAAAAGTGCTGCACCTGGGAGTGAATTTAATTTAGTACCATTTGCCCAATTTTGAGTTGTACTACCAATAACAGTAAAATGTGAATGTGCAGGGGCTTCATCTACTGATAATGTAACTTTTTCAACACCACTAATATCATTAACAAACTTTGGTGTGAGATTTTGTTGCGATAAACCATTAATATTTGATGGATTAGATGCACCTAAAATTGTTCTACTACGTAAATCAGGTGTAATCACATTATTACCATCTAGATCTTTATAAGTTGAACCATCACAATATGCCCATCCATTTGGAATATTATTAATATCATCATACCATGCTACAATAATACCTTTCATATTTGGTGAATTAAATATATTTGTATATGTAGTATCTGAAATTGTTATATTATTATAATTTGCAAATAAACTATCTTCAGCATATAAATAACCCACACTACCAACTATTGTATTAGAATTTTGTTTATCATTATCACAATTTGGAATAGAACTATCAATAAATAATTCTTTTTTATAATAACAAATATATAAAATCATTAAAAGTAAGATATAAAAAAATATATTTTTTACATTCATTCATATATAATAGTAAATTATATTTTAATTATATATGCTAATGCAATGTAAGGAGGCATATTATTATGTGGTTTATTATTTTCTATAGAATCGGGAAATATAGTTGAATTTGGTGGGACAATTTTTTCATTTGTTTTTAATGAACATCCTCCTTGGCTATCACCATACCAACCTGGATTTGTATAATCATTACACGCTCCATATATCCAAAATTGTGCATGTTCATGTGGTGCAATCTCATCTACAGTAAGTGTATGTGTTTCTCTCCCACCAGTTGATTTTAATATATACGGTGTTAATTTAGGTGATGTTGATAATGAATCAACGACTTTTTTATCCCATCCACCAATAATAAATCTAGATCTTAAATCAGGAGATTTAATTTTATTTCCAAAATTATCTGTATATTCACTCCCATCACATAATTTCCAACCTATTGGTATTTTATCTAAAGTTCCAGACCATGCAACAATTACACCTCTATAATTTTTTGGATGTAAATTTTTAGTTTTTAAATTTGAACAGTTGATATTATTATAATATATTTTATCATTTGTAAATACTGATTTTAAATTAATAACACTCTCTCTATTTATAACATTAATACATGAAGTAGTAAAATTTTCAGTTCTTTTTATTATTACTAAAATTATTATTATAAATAAAATTAATATTATATAATCCATTATAAATTATACTAAGATATTTTAATTATAAATGCCAATGAATAATATGGATGTAGATTTTCGTGTGATTTTGATTTACCCGATGTATCTATTCCGGTGTTAGAAGTAGCATAACCACTTCCTATACGTGCCCCAAAACCTGGTTTTGGAATTGAATCCGGTCCAACCGGACTATTTTCACAATTCCATCCAGTTGCTGTACAATTGCCTTGAGAATCAGTGCGAGTGCACTTTTGATAATCCCCACCATAAGCAACAACAGGAATATCATGTTTATGTGTTGGAAATTCATTAACGGTAAGTGCGTGTTTTTCTTCACCACCTTTGGTATTAATAGGTTGAGGTGTTAAAAATATAACATTATTACTTGCATCATTATTTGTGATTCTAACTACATCTGAATTTACATCTAATTTTACCATTATTGGTTCAGTGTTTGCAGGACTTGCTCCTAATATAAATCTAGAACGTAAATCAGGTGATAGTATATCATTATTATTTGGATCTTTATATGTCGAACCATCACATAATGCCCAACCTGTTGGTATAGAAGTTATAGGTCCAGACCATGCAACAATTATTCCAATAAAATTTTCAGCAGACAAATTTTGTGTATTAAGTGTATCAGTATTAATTAACTGAGATGCAGTAATACCATTTTGTTTATACATATCACTTATTTTTTTTTTTGAATCATTAATTTCAAAATTTTCTTTATTTTTAAATAAAATAATTAAAATAAGTAATAATAATATAATTAATATGTACATAACTATATTTATATTTATATATTATTTTTTTTTATTTATAATATTCATAATCATAATTATTAATAAATCATATTGTATAATTTCTCTACGACCAATGATCATTTGATATTCTACATCAGAACATAATTGTACAATTTCCATTTTTTTATGATCAGATATAGAATCAATTAATAATATTTTATTAATTATACATTTTATAATATCAGTAGATGAAAAATTAGTAATTGACATATTAAAATATATATCTCGGATTTCATCAAATTCATTATAATTACAATTAATAATATGATTTATTAATCTATCAATAATGATATTTTTATCTAATTTTATTTCACATAATTTAATAAGTTTTATAAATTTATCAAAAAACATATTTAAATCTGTTAAAAATAATTGGTTTTTATTTTTTTTATCATCTACATTAAATTTGATTTTTTTTATTATATTTTTATTAAATTTATTATTAAAAATTAAAGCCGATACAAAATATCGTTTATAATCATTCAGACTAATGAGTTCTTTTAATTTATTTTTTAAATGATCATAAAACTTAGTTCCCCATACATTAATGAAATTATTAATATTTATAAATTGAAAATCTAAATTTAAAATTATTTTTTCAAATGTATTTATAAAAGTATCAATATCTGAAGTTATTGATTTATTAGTTATAGAAATAGATTTAAGTAATTCATCATAAAATTTCATTATTTTTTTCATCTCATGTACATACAAATTAAATGTCAAATATAATTGTAATATCCATAGTATATCTTTAATATTATGTCCATGTTTAACAATATAAGTTATTTTATTTAGAGACAGTGATATTGATTCTTTTCTTGCAATTGCAATGATATATTTAATAATTTCATCTTGTTCTGGATATCTTAATCTAATATTTTTACATCGACTAAGTAACGGTTTAATAATCTTTGTGATAGAATTTGTAATAATAATAAATTTACAGGTATCACTATATTTTTCAATTGTTCTTCTTAGAGAAAATTGTACAGATGATAGCATTTTTTGTGTATTGTAAATAACAATAATTTTAAAATTATGTTTTGAATGAAAAATATTATAATTAGATCTTTGAGCATAACAATTAATTACATCTTGAATAAGGTATCTATCATTATTTGTTCCTTTTGGATTAATTTCAATATGATATGGTGATTCAGTAAAATATTCCTCATTGGCATTATTCCCTGATCCAGAAATAATATATTTAATTTGTTTAGTTTTTTTTACTTCTTCACCATATAACATTTCTAAAAATAATTTTACCATCGTTTTTTTACCAAATATACCAGAAAAGATTAAATGAGGTATAGATTCATCTTCACTCATTTTTTGAAGAAAATTATAAATATTTTTATGAAAATATAATTCATTATATGATTTTGGTATATACTTGTCTATTAAAAACATGATAATTATATTAATAGATAAAAGTATTTAATTCTTTAATTATTATTTTTTCAGTTTTTTAAATATAAAATATAATATTAATATCAATAATGACAAATCTAATAGGACTACATATAGATTCAACACCTGAATCTTTAGTAGATGAGATTGAAAAATATAAAAATAAATGTGGAATAATTCAATTATTTGTATCAAAAGCTAAAAAATATAAATTATATTATGATAATTTTAAAGAATTAATAAAAAAATATAATCTGAAAGTTTCAGTTCATATATCGTATACAATAAATCTTTCAAAAGATTCTACAAAATTTACATGGTGGATTTATCAGATGGTTGATGAAATAAAAATAGCTGAAAAAATAGGGGCATTTGCAGTGGTTGTACATATAGGTAAACAATTAGATTTACCAATAGATGTTGCTTTAAATAATATGTATATAAATTTAATTAAAGTTGTTTCTCTAGTTCAAAAAAATAATGTGAAAATATTGTTAGAAACATCAACAGGTCAAGGATCGGAAATTCTATATAGGTTGGAAGATTTAGCCAAATTTTATAAAAAGCTTAAAGCAAATACGTTGTTTAGAGAAAGAATAGGTATATGTGTAGATACATGTCATATATTTAATGCTGGATATGATATTTCAGATAAGAAAAAAAT